GCGCTCAAGTCTGGCAAATGCGTTGCTGCTCATTTGGTTTTCCTTTTGGGGCGGGTGCAAATAATGTCTGGTTTTGATTTCCACGGCAGATCGTCAACCAAATCGGCAAATGAATCAATTTGAACGCTTGGCCTGATTTCGGCATCCATCTCGATCTTCAGAGCAGTCGCCAGATCATCGCCGAGCATCGCCTTGTCCTGGCAGTCTGTGATTTCTTGGCTTGAGTACACCGGCTGTTGGAACTCTTTTTCTGTCAGCTTGTTCCTATACGTCAGAAGATTATTCTCGTTTGCGTCTACCAGCTCCGCGAACCTGCCCATCAACACCGGGATGTGGCGGTGGTCCCGGCACCCCTGGCGCTGTTCCGGCACCGTCAGATCCCGCTTATGCTCGGCGCAGCTCCATTTCCCATCGCCGTCCAGCTCGGGCGTCGAGTGGGCGCAAGTCCTGCAATTCACCTGCGGCGCCTCGGTCGCGTAACATTGATCCTTGAACCGGCAGTATTTGCAGGAAAAATACTCCGCATTCTCACCGAGCGTGATTGCAGGTTCATTCCCCGTCACAATCCGGTGCGCCCGGTCATACAGCCGGTCAAACTCTTTCCTGTCAAACTCGATGCGCTCGCTGTGGATGTCGTCCGTGTCCTTGTTGACCACTAGATACATGGCTCTGTCCAGACCGGCCCACCCCATATACAATTGCATTTGCGACCAATGTTGCGGCTTGGACTCCTTTACCCCTTTTTTTACCATTGCGGAAAAACTCTTGGCGTTCGCGGTCTTGAATTCCAAGACATGCCACGTTTTCGGGGCTTCCGGCAATCCCAGAGCCGCACCGTCCATGCTCCCGCCCACATGCCCACCAACCGCGCTAAATCGCCATTGCTGGCCCTTCTCGTCCCGGTCTGATACCTCGACCCCAATCGCTCGCAAGTTGGCGATCAGGCGCGGTTCTGCGAGCTGACCGGACTCAAACAGCCGCAACATCCGGCCATCAAAGTCGGGCTGTTTGGCCCACCGAAAACTGAGCCACAAGTACCGCTCGCACTCGTGACCGAGTTCAGACGCCCCGAGGTGGGGGCGCTGCCCCGCCTCCGCAGTCTTCTCGTACTGACTGAAGATAGCGGCGGCGGTTGAGTTTTGACGCTCGGGCAGCGCGGTCATCTTATTTCTTAGCCCACGGCTGACGAGCCGCACCGGCAGGCTTGGGCGTAGGTTTCAGCGCCTCGGGCAGATCCAGCGCCAGGTTGCTCGGGGCGTAGCCCTTAATCTTGTTCCCGATCGATTCGTTGACCGGGTTCCTTTCCTGCACCACGTCCACCATCAGCGGAATGTTGTGCAGATCCTCGCTGTCGTCAAGGGGCCAGGCCACACCGGTCGATTGGCAGATCGCAGCCAACTCCCGATACGCGATCTCCTCGGCAGTTTTATTGGGATTGGACACGTTTAGCCGGGTCCAGAGCTTGCGCCCCTTAGCCGAGTTCCCGACCACTTCAAACGTAAGCTGGAGGTACTGGCCGGTCCCGGCTTTCGTGTCTTTCAGTTCCGAGTCGGTGACGATCACCTCATACCGTCCCGGCTCAAGGGCCGAGAAGTTCTGTTGAGGTTCGATTGTTTCCGGCATTTGCAACGTTTTAAGATTCGCCATGATTCAACTTCCTTTTGGTTTGGTTGGTTTTACTGCTTTGGTGCTGCGGGCGCCGACATCGCCGTAACAAATGCTTGCCAATCCAGCGGCATAGCATCCGGCAGCGAATAACGGTTTTTTGCGAGATAAGCCGGGCGCTCGGCGGTGTACATCAGCCGCTCGCCTGTGGTTATTCCTCGCGTAACTTTCTGGTTAAATCCGACATCCGAGGATTTAACGATCGTCTTGTAATTTGCGAAAAACACGCAATCAGCCCACTCCTGCACCAGAGCTGACGACCTGGCTTGCAACTTTGGCTGGTATCTTTCATAAGGTTCAACTTCAGGCGAGTCGAACCGTTTTATCTCGCAATGGGCCAACATGATGACCGCCATCCCCTTTGCTCGCAGGCTGTTCAAGCCGTCGAGCACCTTGCGCCAGTAGTCGGCGGCAATCACGCTGCCTTTGCCATAAGCCAAGTCTTTCGCGTCGTATTTGGTATTGATGGTTTCCCAGATCAGGTTATCAAGCCAGTCGAGGCTATCGATCACGACGGTCTGATAGTCGTGGTCGCCTTGCAAGGCTTTAAGCGCGTCCTGCACATCATCAAACGACTTGGCAAGCGGGAAGTGTTCGACCTCAAGCTGGCCCAGACCGTCCTCAGTCAAGATGAAGATCGGCGCCGGGGCGCCTGCACCAAAGGTGGTCTTGCCCAACCCATGCGGGCCGTACAGCATGATCCTCGGAGGAAGGATGTCCTTGTTCCTCTTTATTGCTTTAAGATCAATCGCCATTATTTTTTACTCCAGATTAGGATTGAGAAACAAATCACCGCGCCGATGGCGCAGGCGTAAGAACAGACCTCGGAGATGCTCATTCGTTATCCGCGTATTCGGCGGCGAGATCCGCAATCCAATGCGAATCTTGCAGATGCTTGATGAGCATCGCCTCAACTGTCTTGCGCTCACGATCGCGGCGATTCTTTAGCGCCGTGTCGTTGCTGCTCAACGAGGCGACGTACATCTCTGCTGCGTAGCTTGAATCGCGGTGTTCGTCAAGGTAGTCGTACAGGTCGAATTGCGCCCGACCGTTCTTGGGCCATTGGCCGTACTCAAGGATGCTATCAACCACCTCGTCGAGCGCCAGCTCGTAATGACGCTGCGTGGGCTGCTTGAGGGAATAGCCCTGAAGAGGCCCGCAGATCAAGCAGTCTGTCGCCCCGCACATGCACCGTTCGGCGGTCATGCTGCCACCTGCTCAGCTGCGTCGCGGATTTCGTAGAACTTGGCAAGAGCCAATTCAAAAGACTCCGGCCTTGCCAAAACTTTGCCAGTCTTGCGGTCTTGTATTTCGTAGGAGTAGTGGTCGCGCTGCCAAAGCACTAACGACTTGTGCGACTGTATGAAGTGAACTGTTTGCATTTGTTTCTCCGGTCGGTTGGTTAGGTGCTGCGGGTACAGAACGGACAATAATGGACTATTTGCATCATGTCAACAATTATTTTATCCCCCTCCTCTAAAAGTCTTATTTGACACTTGACAGGGCGTAGTCTAGAGTGCGCGTTTGCAACTTGTCAACAAGGAAACGCAATGTATTTATCAATGAACGCTGCCGCTGCCCGACTGGGCATCACCCGGCAATGGCTCTGGAAACTGGCCCGAGCTGGCAAGATCACGACCCTGCCACTTGCCGGTCGAAATGTGGTTGTTTTTGACGACGTATTCAAGGCCGAGGAGAAGCGGCGCAGGAAGGCGGCGAAATGAAACCCTACCGAATAAAAGTCAGCATCCGAAACAACCTCCTGCTCAACGCCATCGAGGAGCAGGGCTACCCGACCGTCGCGGCATTTGAGCGTGCGATGGGCGTGTCTACGGGCCGGATGAACGCCCTGGTATCCATGCGAGTCGCCCCGCTGCTTGATTCCGGCGAGTTCTCGAAAGAGGCAAAGATGGCGATGGAGGTGCTCGGCGCCGCGCCCACCGACCTCTGGACAGAACAGCAGCTCACGATCAAATTGAACCGCAATTCCGGGGAGCGCGAAATTGATGCGGATCTTGTGCATCACCTGCTCGAGCAGCGCAGTCAGATGGAGTATCTGCCCAGTCCCGAGGACCATCTGCTTGAGCGCGAAACCAATCAATTAGTGGACGACCTGCTCAATAAAATCAGGCCGCGTGAAAAAGACGTTCTAATAAGCCGATTTCAGAATGACGAAACATATGATGAGGTCGGAAAAAAGATGGATGTCTCACACGAGCGGGTTCGACAGATTGAAGCCACCGCATTGCGTAAATTACGCCATCCGGCCAAGCTGGAAGTTCTCAACAAGTCCGGGTTGATTAAAAAACACAAATTTGGGTGGGTAACGCTCGATGACTGACGCTCGACCGGCAAAGCACTTCATTATTGGAGGAAAGTTATGAGCGCGAGATGGTATGACGACGAACACGGACAAGCTCTGGCGCGAAACACAGATCCAGACACCAGCCACGCAGCCGCAGCGTCTATTGATGCGCTAAATCTGTGCCTCAAGGTCTACGAGGTCATGGCTCAATATGGGACTGACGGCTGTATTGCCGACGATGTTGGGAACTCTTTGCCCCAAATTAAAAGCAACAGTCTCACGCCGCGTTACCGGCAAATGATTGACGCCGGAATGATTGAGGTGACGGGTGAGCGACGCCAGGGGAATTCAAGGCGCTATCAGCAGGTCAGGCGAATACTGCCGCCCCCGTTTATTCCGATAGCCAGCAAATTGTCGTCTCGTGACGAGCTGGTGAATGCGCTGGAGCAGATGATTAATGTGTTTTACGATCATCGCAAAAGAGGTTTGCAGGAAATGCAGACGATCGAACAGGCTATCAGAGTATTTAGGCGCTCACGGGGAGGCAACACATGACTGACGAAACGAACACCGTGATCGAGATCCACCCGAAAGTGCTGATCGACGCCGCCCTCAAATACGCGGAGCGCGGCTTTCGCGTACTCCCCCTGCACACGATCAAAGGCGGGATGTGTTCCTGCGGGGACAAGGACTGCCGGTCCCCTGCCAAACACCCTTTGACGCCACACGGTGCACAGGACGCCAGCTCGGACGAGATGACCATCCGGGGCTGGTGGTCCAAATGGCCCCAAGCCAATATCGGCCTTGCAATGGGCGACTCGGGCTGCGTGGCCCTCGATGTCGATACCCGGAACATGGGACACCTCACCTGGGAGCAGCTCATCACAGAGAACGGTGAGCTGCCCGAAACACCCACGCAGCGAACCGGCAACGGCTGCCATTACCTCGTCCGAATCGACCCCGCCGCAATCCCCCGCGTGCGCGGCAAGCTCGGCCCCGGCATCGACATCAAAGCCAACGGCTACATCGTGGCAGAACCCTCTATCCACCACTCAGGGCGTCGCTACGCTTGGGACGATGGTCTGGACGTACTGCAAGGCTTCATGCCCGCCCAAGCCCCCGTATGGCTTGCCCGGATGCTTGTCGAACCTCTGGGCGACTCTGCCGCCCCCTCCGGCCCCAACCTCGGCGTCATCACCCTCCCCGTCCAGCTCCGCGAAGCCGCCGACGCCCTCACCCACCTCGACTCCGACGACTACCATCAATGGATCGAGGCAGGGATGGCCCTGCACGCTACCGGCTTGGGCGATGCCGCTTACCAAGTCTGGGTGGACTGGTCGCAGACCTCGCCAAAATTTGCCCACAAGGAACAACGCGCCAAGTGGGTGAGCTTTGGGCGTAACCGGCAGGCGGGCGTGACCATCAAGACCATTTTCTCCCGCGCTCAAGCGATTGGATGGATTAATCCGATGACCGGCACCGGCTCCGCACCCGATAAAATAATTACCGCTGAAAACCATCCGTTCGCTAATTTCCTCCCTTACGCGATCGGCGACCTGGAACCGGACGAGTTTATATTTGACGACATTCTGATTGCCGGGGTCACCCTGCTCGCCGGGTTCACCGGCATCGGCAAGACCACCGCGCTGGTGCCGCTGATGACCCGAGCTGCTCATTTGTGCGATCCAGCCGACCCGCTGCACCCGATACTGCGCCGCCGGGTGATCTACGTCAGCGAGGACCCCAAGCAAGTAATCCGCGTCCTGACCTCAATGCGGCTTTCCGGCGAATTGATAGCAACCGACGCCGAAATTAGCGAATGGTTCAAAATAGTCCCTGCAAAGCGGATGGACGCCGGATCTATTGTTCAGGTTCACCAGATCTACGAAACCCTGACCCACCGAAATATTGACCCAGAAACCGGCGTTTCGCACGACACCAAGCCCATTGTCGTTTTTGACACCTCAAACGCAACCATCGATCTGGAAAACGAATCCGACAATTCCGAGGTCGGTCGGTGCATCTCAACCCTAAAAGGCGAATTCGGCGGCATCCCGGTCATAATTGTCGCGCATCTCGCCAAAACCCTCAAAAAGGCTGACATTTCCGATATGACCAGCCGAGGCGCCGGCGCCTGGGAGGGCGACGTCAATCAGGTTCTTTACATGACCAAAGAGGATGACGGTGGCCGCTGGCTGGATGTTTTGCAGGCCAAGCACCGCTTCGTCACCCGAGCCGATGGCATCCTGTTTGAAGCCGTTCAGACCGAAACCAGCGGGTTTGATATTCTCGGACGCGCCAAAACAATATCCCTTCTGCATTGCCACCCCGAGATTGTTGAGAAAGGCGGCAGGGAAGTTATCCAGCAGGCCGCAAAACAGGCTAAGGACGAAGAACGCGAGGCGATGGGTAGGATGATTCGGGCCGACCGAAAGAAGCGCGTGGTGGTCATTTTGGACGCGTTAGAGTTTGGGGAATACAAGACCATGAGCGAGATTAATGATGCGCTTGGCGGTAAAAAAGAGCTTAACGTCAACCTTGTGACAAAAATGGTTGAGGGCGGGGAAATCGAGCAATTCGTGCCAAAAAATAAACGAGATTCACATCACACTAAATGCTTTAGATTGGCCGTAAAAGCCGCCGATGAATACGATAATTTAAGCAATGGCCGTTAGGGAACAGCAGGGAACAACTGCCTATTTTTTAGGCAATAAGCTGCTGTTCCCTGCTTGCTGTTCCCCCTACAGGGAAAAACCTCGGGAACAGCAGCTTTTGTGCTGCCGTTCCCGATTAACCCGCAGTCTAGGGAACAGCAGGGAACAGCAGGGAACAGCAAGAATTAAAAGGAGCGTTTTTTGATGAGAAGAGCCGCCAAAGTTGACGCAAACCACACCTCCACCGTCGCCGCCTTTCGCAAGCTCGGATGCTCGGTTCTGTCCCTCGCCAGTCTAGGTCGAGGCGTCCCCGACCTGCTGGTCTCCCTCGGCGGGATCACTTGGCTCGTCGAGGTCAAAATGCCCAAAGGCAAAGAGACCGCCGACCAGATCCTTTTCTTCTCAAACTGGAAAGGGTGCCGCGCTCTTGTTCGGGATCTCGACGGCGTCCTGACCGTGGTCCGGTCCCTTCAAGAACAGTCCGACCGGCTGCGCCCTCTTGTTTGACACAGCAACCACCCAATGCTACAAAGCACCGTGGCTAACTATTTGTCCCCCGAAGACGATCCGGTCAATCTCCTCGCAGCCAGGATGAATCCAAATATTGCAGTCCAAGGCGCCAAAGCCCGCGCAAGCATGGCCCCGCCCACCTCGATCATGGACCCGCGCTATGCGGCATGGAAAAAGAGCCAGGACGACGCCGAGCTGCTCATGCTTATGAGCGATATTGCATTTTCAGCAGTCCCACTAGCCGGGCCAGCAGCCCGCGGCGCTATGGCAACAGGTCGGGCGTTGGCTCCGACCGCGGGCAGAATGACCGAGAATTATCTGGTGCGGTCGGGCGGCATCTTACCGATGGTTTCATCACCATCAGATCTACCAAAACCGTCAACAATGAGATTGTTTCATAGGTCACCACAACAAAACCTTGTTGAAGTTAACAAAAGCGGAAGATTTGGTGGAATTTTTGCGGGAAGCGATCCTGAATCTGCTATTGGACTTTCACCAAGAAAAACATTTATACATTACGCTGATGTTCCAGAAAATTTAATAGCTGATAGTTCCGCTTTAATAAATGCTTCAGAAAACAAAATTAACGTTGCCAACAATGCAATCAAAAATAGTATTGACCCCAAATATCATCAACAAGAAAATATTGAGGCTATAAAAGATTTGGCATTAAATGATAGAAATATATTTAAAATGTTTGATCCAAACACAAACAAACCCACAGAAGAATTGCAATCAATATTTAAAGCGTTGGGGACAGATGATTTGGGAGAAGTAAGTTGGGAGTTGCAAAAAATACGCGGATCAATTGCAAAAGAGTTGGGGTTCAAAGCAGTCACAATGTCAGATGAACAAGGTCTTTCGTACTTTTTGACTCCAGGAACAAAATTAAAAGCAGGAAAAGGTGAATAAATGACCGCAGCATGGACTCGCAAAGAAGGAAAGAACCCCGCCGGTGGCCTCAATGCCAAAGGCCGCGCCTCCTACAAAGCCGAGACTGGCGGGACGCTCAAGCCGCCCGTCAAGTCTGGCGACAATCCACGCCGAGCCTCATTTCTTGCTAGGATGGGCAATATGCCCGGCCCCGAAAAGAAACCCAACGGCGAACCTACCCGCCTCGCGCTCTCTCTGAAAGCATGGGGCGCCAGCTCCAAGGCCGATGCCAAGTCCAAGGCCGCGGCAATCTCGGCAAGAAACAAGAAATGATGTTCCACGTGAAACGGGACCACCATTGAAGATTGAACAGGTAAAGATTGATGCGCTGATTCCTTACGCCAGGAACAGCCGCACCCACTCCGATGCGCAGGTCGCCCAAATCGCCGCCAGCATCAAGGAATTCGGCTTTACCAATCCCGTCCTGATCGACGAGACAGGCAGCATCATTGCCGGCCACGGGCGCGTTATGGCGGCGCGTAAGCTGGCAATTACTGACGTACCAAGCATCCGGCTCACTCACCTCACCGACGCTCAGAAGAAAGCCTACGTCATCGCCGACAACAAACTGGCCCTCAACGCCGGTTGGGATGACGAAATGCTTGCGGTCGAACTGTCCGACTTGAAGGACATGGGATTCGACTTAGACCTGACCGGCTTTAGCACCGACGAGATCGAGGCTCTGCTGGCTCCGACAGGGACGGAGGGGCTGACAGACGAGGATGCTGTGCCGGATGTGCCTGAGGCTCCTGTGACCGTCTTGGGGGATGTTTGGCTGTTGGGAAAGCACCGGGTTATGTGCGGCGACTCGACCAGCATTGATGCGGTTGAGAAGCTGATGGATGGCGCGAAGGCTGAGTTATGCTTTACATCGCCTCCTTACAACTTGGGCGATTCGGTTGCTTTGCGAAACGGAGCGAGAAAAGGCAAAAAGTCTGCATACAACGATTTCAACGATGATTCCAATTGGTCAAATTTGATGATTGGGTTTATCAATAACGCTATGTTGAATGCCAATGTTATCTGTGTAAACGTGCAAATGCTAGCAGGGAATAAATTTGATTTGCTTAAATTATTTGGGACTTATTCTGAAAATACTATTGATATAGGCATTTGGTCAAAAACAAACCCACCGCCAGCGATGGCTGATGGGGTAATGACTTCGGCGTTTGAATTTATGTGGTTTTTGTCAAACGAAGAAAAACCCAACAGACGAATTAAAACATCCAATTTTGAGCGTGGCACATTTTCTAATGTGTTTTCAAATGGTACGGCTAGCGGTCATGATGCAAATGTTCATGGTGCAGTTTTCCCGTCAAAGATTGCAGAGCATTACGTTTCCAAGTGTTCGCCAATTAATTCTTTAATCCTTGATTTATTTGGTGGCACAGGAACAACCCTAATCGCCTGTGAGAAAACAGGCCGCATCAACCACAGCATGGAACTAGACCCAAAATACTGTGATGTAATCGTCCAACGCTGGCAGGAATTCACCGGACAGACAGCAACGCTGGAATCAAATGGTAATCCGTTCATTTCATTGAAGAAAGCCGCGTGATTCCGCGTTCTTAAAAAGAATGTCATTTATCAAACCTCAC